TAACAATATCCTCTACTGCTAAATCACACTCGGGGTGTAATGCTATTTCTCTATATCTTCGGATTAAATCTGCTTCAGTTTTGGCAGTACCCTCCATGTCAAGATACTGACCAAAATAGCCGCCAGCGGCGATGGTTTGTGTACCATCATCCGCTGGTGCTACTGTAAAGCTTTGTTTTGGGTCCGACTGCTTTTTTAATCGTGTAATCGAAAATCCAAATAATTCAGCCATAATATTTTCCTCTTTTTATTCAGTAATATTTATCTACTTAAAATTAAGTAGTTGTATTACTTTCAAAGTATTGATAAGCAAATGTTGTTTGGAATTCTTCCAAAACATCATTTGTTTCATAGTTCAATTCAATAGAGCCAACGCTAACAGGATATAAACCTCTTAAAGTATAAGATTTAATTGTGTTACCGTTTCTATCTAAATGGTCAACAAAAGCGTCAACTTGATAATCAACTGGATTTGTTAATCCCTCGTTATCAGTCATATTGTTGATACCATTTTGCCATCTTTCAAAAGCATTTCTCAATTTAAAATCTGTATCGTTTATTACAGTTACATTCCAATCTTCGAAAGTTCTGTCGCCTGCGATTTTAATTTGTCTGCCTCTAAAAGGGACATTGATATTACCGACTGTCATTGCCGGTATTACTGTTGCTCTACATAAAAAAGCTAAGTCTTCTATTTCTCCACCAACTTGTGCGTAACCAGGAAAAGGCATTGTTACCTTAAACTGATTGGCTCTTGCGCCGCCACCAGCAAGTTTAGCTTTGAAGTCATTTATGTTTGCCATTTTATTTATTCTCCTCTTCTAAAATTACCCAGCGACTTCTTCAAAAGAAACGCCAGTTCTGGTTGCAACGAAAGATAAAGTGATAAAGTTGATACTTCTTGCAGGTTTCACAAAGATTTCTGCAACAAATTCATTTCTATCAATTACTTCGCCTGTGTTGTTAGTTTCATCACACACTACTAAAAAGTCTGTGATACCTCGTCTACCTTGTACTTCTCTTAGGAAAGGTTCTACAATGTTTCTAAAGTTTGCTCTTGTAAATTCGTCATTAAATTCAAAGAGTTGGAATTTAGAAGCAGTTGCTACTGCCTTTTCTAAAGTGATGAACAATCGTCTAACATTGATTCTATCAAATGCACTTGGAGATCCTAGTCCAGTTTTATCTCCAAACAAGATTGTTCCTTGTCCTGAGAAAGTTGCAACTGGATTTACTCTACTTGTGTAAAGGTCATCTCTTTGTGTTTTTGTAGGATTGTATGCTAATTTAGCAGCGCCTCTAATTACACCTCGGTTTAAACCTGCAGGTGAGAACCAAGAGTCTGCTAATATGTCTGTTCTAGCAGCCAATCCAGCAATGTCTCCGTTTAATGGTACAAATCTGTACACATCATTGTATCTGTCATAACAATATTTGTAACCACTATCAAATACAACATAACTTGATGATCTGATTCCACTAAAGAAATCAACAACATTACTTGTTTGTGTATTTGAGTTAGAAATATTAACAACATCACTTCTTTGCGGTGAAGCAAATACTACACAATCTTTTCTGTTTTCAGCGATTGTGATTAAGTTATCAATATGACTAGCAGAACCACTAGGTCCAGCAATTATTAGTCCTACATCTACCGTATCAGCGTCATTAAATAGCTCGTAACCTGCTTTTAATTCGCCGTCAGTAGAATCAGTACCGTCTAATCCACCAGATAATGATTCACTTGATGGTACATCAACAGCAGTAAATGTTGTTCCTGCAGCTGCGTTACCCCAATTGGTTCCAGATGAGTTATGATCCATCCAAAATACATAATTAGATTTATTACTAATTACCGTTGGATAGTAGTTAACATCTCCTTGTGGAGATTTTGCGTCAGAAGCTTTAGAAAGTTTAGAATAAGATTCTAAAACCGTTCCTGGTACTCCTGAAACTGATCCGTCTTCATCTATAACAACCACGTGTATTTCATCGCCAGAACCTGATCTCGCTGAAGCATAAGCAGAA